TCTGATGGATGCCTTCGTGGCATACAAGATCAACAAGGAGGCATTCGAATGAGCGAGGAGGTGAAATGGGTCTTAGTGATCGATTAGCTCACGCATGGAATGCGTTTTCAAAATCCCCGGACAAGAAGAATTTCACACCGGAGTACGGCTCATGGACGTTCGGTAATCCAAATCTGAATTACCGTCCTGTCGTCGGCGATCAGACAATTGTCACGAGCATCTATAACCAGATTGCTATTGATGTATCGAATGTCCCCATTCGGCATGTCAAAACTGACGAGAACGGCAACCTCAAGAGCTACTACCGTAGCTACCTTGACGATTGCCTGTCTCTTAGCGCCAACATCGACCAGACCGGTCAGGGATTCTTCCAGGATTTGGTACTCACGCTCTTCGAAGAGGGCGCTGTAGCGATCGTTCCAGTAGACACGGATGTCAGCCCAGATCTGACTCAGGGCTATGATATCAAGTCTATGCGAGTCGGCACAATCCTGAACTGGTATCCTCGCCACGTTCGAGTTGAGGTCTACAATGACCAGACTGGCCAGCGAGAACAGCTGACTCTCGAGAAGGAGTTTGTCGCTGTTGTGCAGAATCCTCTGTACAGCGTGATGAATGCTCCGAACTCGACACTTCAGCGACTGACGCAGAAGCTGCATCTGTTAGATGCGATTGATAAGCAGTCTGGGTCCGGTAAGCTGGATATCATCATTCAGCTTCCGTACGTTGTCAAGACGGAGCTGAAGAAGCAGCAGGCCGAGGCACGGCGAAAGGCGATTGAGGAACAGCTCGCTGGGTCACAGTACGGTATCGCTTACACCGACGGTGCAGAGCGAATCACCCAGCTGAACCGACCTTCCGAGAATAACCTCATGAGCCAGATTCAGTGGCTCACCACACAGCTGTACAACCAGCTCGGAATGACTGAGGATGTCTTCACCGGCAAGGCCGATGCTCGACAGATGCTGAACTACCAGAACCGAACGGTTCGTCCAGTTCTGAAGGCGATCACGGAT